CTCAAGAAAGGTACCTGTACACCAGCTCTGAATTTAGATCTTAAGTAGATTACATCATCATCTTGAGAATACCATAAGTCAAAGTTCTCAAAGTCAGAACTTAAGTCAGTTCCAAATACAAATTGAGAAGCTCTACCAGTATAGATGTTATCTAATCCATTCAATCCGTTAACTTTAACAATTCTCATGTTTGTTCCTGGAAGGATTAACTCATTCAAGTCACCAATGTTAGCTGGATTGTAGTGGAATAAGTTATCATCTACTAAATTCTTAGTTAAGAAGTTGAAGTTCTCACGACCTGTAAAACAGATAAAGTCATTAGCTTCAGCAACATTTGCTGGAGTGTTAATGAAACAATTGTAGAATACATCAAATGCATTAGATGCAGAGATTGATGCAACAGAATTGTCATTCAAGTTAACACAACCATTAGCAACTGTTAAGAATTGACGGAATCCATTCATTTTAGATAAGTTACCTGATCCAGTAGCTTTGTTACCTTTCCAGATTAATTTATCTAATTCAAATGAATGCAATTGCAATAAGTAGCTGATGATTTGTGCTTCAAATGGAAGAGTTTTATCTTCAGCCATTGCACCTGGTCTAAGACCTAACTGAGTCCAGAAACCATCTAAGTCTTTTTGACAGAAAGATTTCATGTAACCTAATGTCTCAACTGCAATTGCTCTATCAGTGAACACAGTGTCACCATCAGGAGTCATTGTACAGTCACCATCTTGGTATACAATTGAATCATCCATTAATTTCAATTCTTGAGATCCTTTAATCCCTTGTTGAATTGATACATACTGCAATGTTCTAGCTTCAGTTACTGACTTTACAATTAAGTCTTCTCTTTGCTCATCAACATAAGCTGCTAACCCAGATACATCCCAGTTAAATTTTGTGCTTAAATATTTTTTTAACGACATTTTATTTTAGATTTTAGAATTTTTTAAGAATAGTTGTCTAGCTGTCAGGTTGCCAACCTTGCTGAATTTTTCAGCTTCTTTTGTCTCTACAGATGGTTTAGCTTTGAAAGCCTCGAATTCACTTTTCAGAGAGCTTAACTCATTGATAAGAGTGTTATTAGTTTCTACAATAGTCTTAGTCATTTCTGCCAATCCTTCGACAGCTTTGGAGAATGACTCAAGCTTTGCATTTACAATTGACTCAACTTGATCAGCACTCATGGATTCTGCTGTTGTTTCTTCAACAACAACTTCTCCAGCTCCTTCATTTTGTCTTTCATCAATAACCTCAGTAATGATACCTTCTGCATCAACAACAATAGATACACCAGCAAGTTCTCCACTCAATGAATGAGTTCCTTCAGGAGCTGGTATTCTTTCGCCATCTGCAACAACAAAAACTGGCATTCCAACCTCAAGAGCATCATACTCAATAGTTGTTACACCATCAGCTAAAACTGCTGAATCAAATTTGTCAACTGACTTAGAGAATTGTGCTTTCATTTCAGCAATCAATTCCTTAATGGTAGTTAGTTCTTTATTCATATTCTATTATAATTTATTGTTCGAAAATTCCTAATTCTTTTAATTTACTTTGTGTCCATTGTTTAGCTGCTGGTCCACCCCATAATAAATAAGATATAGTTCCACAAGCAGATTCATCACTTGGATCATAGTACTCCTCAGCTCTTGATAGATAAGAATACATTCTTTTAATCACAGCAACTGATACTGTTTGTCTATTAGCTAAAGTAGTTGCTCTTAATCTACCAACTCTTGTGGCACATTTGTTACCATACTTTTGATTAAGCTCAATACCTTTCTTAGCATTGTTAGTTACAGATTCAGGATAGTCATTATAAAATGTAATGTATTCCTGTACTTGCTTAAGCTCTTGATAGATTGCTTTGAATTCATGCTCCCATCCTTTTCCTGTCTCAAGCAATTGGAAGACACCCTCAATTGAGAATCCTGTAAACATACCAGCTTTAGCAGCATCATATACATCTTTATTAGTAAGCTTGTAAGATACTAACCATGATCCATCTTTCTCATCTTTGAATCTTTCAGGAGCTGTGAATCCTTTTTTCTCATCTATGATATAAGACATTATCATGTAGATACCATCTACTACTCTCTTACTATTGTGCTCAAGATTGACATTGTTAAAGTTCTCTCTTCTAGCATAATCAAAAACAATATCTTTAATTGATGCCGGGGAGAAATTTACATAATACTCTTCTCCAGTACTTGGATCTCTTCTGAATATTGGAGTATTAGCAGATATTGCTACACCTGTTATTACTTGCTCCTCATCATTGAATTGATAAGCAATCTTTTGTGAGAATGTCTCAAATGATTTCTCATGAGCTGGATTAGCTACAAGGCTATTGAATGATACAGTTGTTTCTGGATCATCAAGATCTATAACAATATCATAAAGTGGTAATTCTCTTAGCATATAATTATTATGTATATTTGTTCGAAATGAATTTTGTATATCCATACCATAGCAAGGTAGTATATGACTTTGAGATAAATCAATCTATTGAACTAATTAGAAATCTATATCCTAATGCTAAGATATGGACCATAGGTAGAGAAGTTGAAGGAGTCAATAATATACCATGCAATCAACACAATAACATCAGAGGCTGTGATGTAACCAATAGAATATTAACTTTTGCCAAGAAGATTGGAGGAGATTTTATCTACATGAATAAAGACTTCTATATCACTGAATCATGGCAGCCTCATGTTGCAATTAATAATGGACCATTGATTGTTAATCCTGAACATGCTCCACATACTCAGATAGCTCAAAGTAATACTCTTGAATTCCTTAAGCATAACAACTTCACAGCTTACAATTTTGAGACTCATACACCTGTACTAATGAATAGTCAAAAGTTAATTGATTTATTTGACAATATCAACTGGCAGAATGATAACCATTTCATTAAATCAATCTACTGCAATGTTTACCAGGTACCTTCTAAAGATGGTGTCAATTCAAAAGTATCAGTACCATCTATAGAGAAGGCTCAAGAATTTATATCTATCAATGGATGCTTCTCAACAGGTGACCACTTCTGGAATAAAGCCACAGTAAAATGGATTAAAAGCTTGACTTCACCTCCTGGACAGCTACCTTTTGTTGAGTACTAGTAATGTCATATTCAAGCACACCAACCTTTATCATTCCTTGTTGATTTGTACCTGTAACATTATCACTATTTAAATCAGTTTGTTGAGTATTAGTATTAGCTGTGAATGATGAAGCTGTAGCTCCTAATGATGTATCACCTGGTGGTGGGGCTGTTGGTGGTGTTCCTCCTGAGTCAAATTTTGTTTTAGAAATTGCTGCTATTTGTGCTGCTCCTGTAATGGCTGAGAATGCTGAGAATGGTAAACCAAATGTAGTTGGTGATGCTGCTACTGACTTACTGATTGCACTAGCAGTTGAGATGATAACTTCAGATATCTTAAGAGCTTTCTCTCTGTTAAATGCTTTCTTTCTAATTTCATTCTGAGCTGTTTCGTTACCTTCTAACTTCTTAATTCTCTCTTGATCATTAGCATTAAGTAATCCATTCAATGCACCCATTGTTTCTTGGAATGCTCTAGCTATCTTAATGACTTCATCAATATTTTTTAAGATAGCATCTGTCTTGGTTTTATCTATCTTAGTTTGCTCCTCAGCTGTCTTCTTTTTAATGCCAGTTATCTTATCCTCAGTCTGTTGATTCAACAATATAAGAGCATTAGCATATTCTTCCTCAGTGATAAGATTTCTTGATAGAGCTAATACTAACTCACTTGCTTGTTTATCTCTTTCACTATTAACATCTGCTATCTGTTGCTCCTCTTTAGATAATACTATAGAATTATAATTATCTAACAATTCTAATTTAAGTTTGTCTTCATTATCAAGTCTCTGCATTTCATCAAGGAATGCCTTCTCTTCTGCATCAAATGCCGCTTGTTGTTGTTCTGCTGACCACTTATCAAAATCTATTTTTTTCTTTTTCTCATTCTCTAAGAAATCAGTATATATCTTATCAAGCTCTTCTCTAGACATGATGACAAGTTCTTTCTCTTTATCATGTCCTTTCTTTTGGTCTTCTTGTTGCTTAGTAATACTTTTATTCTTAATTACTTCTATAGAATTTTGGCCATCAAGAATAGCTTCTTTAGTGTCATTTATAGCAGTCTTAGTCTGAGCTATTAACTGGTCATTTATTCCAGAGATATTGGTAGCTTCTAATATTCTTCGATTAAGCTCAAGCTCTTTAAGTTGCTCTTTTTGAAATGCTATAGATCCTTGTATTTTTTTAATTACTAATGCATCTGTATTCTTACCTAATGACTCTAATAACTTTATCTCTCTATCTAATGCAGATTGTTCTTTGTTAAAGTTCTCCTCTCTTTGTTTCTTTTGCTTCTCTCTTTTCTCAAGCTCTTTATCAATTCTTTTCATATTGGCTTGATGTCTAGCAGCCGCATCTCTTTCTTGCTTAGTATCTACTACATTGAAGTATTCTAGTGCTTTAATTGCAGCATAAACAACTCCAATAAATGGGAAGAAAATACCAATCAAAACTTTGACTCCAGTTCCTAATTTATCAAAGTAGTCATAAGCTTTAAGGACATAACCAGATAGCTTGATCACTACCCTAGTTACTGTATCAAAATTAGCTATCAAAGTACCTATCAAAACAATTATAGCTCCAATACCTGTAGCAATTAATGCTGCTCTAAATGCCTTCGTTGCAAATGTTGCTGTATTAGTTGCAACAGTTAATCCACCTTCTGCTGTTGCTAGTCCAGCTGTTGCACCAATAGAGCCTGTTAATATAAATGCTTTAGCCTTCTCAAGTCCATTTCTTAACTGTAGACCTAAGATTGACTCCTTGTTTAAGTTGTTAGAAATAATACTCACAGAATTAACAAGGCCCTGAACAGCTTGAAGTTTAACCATTGTCTCTGCTAACTTCTCATTTTCAACTCCAGCTAATGCAGCAGCAGATTGTATACCTTGAAATGCAGCAGCTCCAGTCTCTATCCCTTGCAATGTAGTATCAAGTCCAACAAAGTCAGATGACAAGGCTGTAGTCTGAGCTTTTAAATCTCCAATCTGGTCCTTTAAATCTGCAGCGTTTCTTATTGCTTGTTGACCTACTGGACTTTTATCTCCAGCTTGCAATGCTAAAGTCTGATACTCCTTCATTGTCTTAGTCAACTCTCTCATAGTGAGTCCACCAGCTTCAACTCTAGCATTCAGTTCTTGTAGTTTCTGGTCAAAATTATCTATGCCAGTATTGTCAGAAGCTGTTGCTTGTGTTGCTTTTAAATCTTGATTCAATTCATTCACAGCTGCATCCATTGCTTGGATGTCATTGACACTATTGCCAGTGTTGACCTTAAGTGAGAATACTACTGATTTTTCTGCCATTATATATTGTTAAATTTTACTTCAAAGTTAATTGGTTCTCCTAATATTACTCTAATACTTTCATCAAAGATTATGTACCAAAAGATAGGAGTATCTAAATAAGCTGTTTCATAATCTACCCAATACTTAGTTACATCTTGTTGATTGATTGGTAAACCATAATAATCAGCACATTTTTTACGTGCATCTATTGCATCCTGTTCTACTATATATTTGTATCCTTCAATTTCCATTAGTACACATTGTAATAATCATTAATAGCTGTTTCTATTGCTGCTCTATTAGCACTTTGTTCTGAGTTCCAATATATGTATTCAGCATATTGACATGTTGTAGTATTACCTCCAGCTTGACCAAATGAATTTATATTAGTTCCTGTTGATGGTGCTTCCGTTCCTGTTGTTGCTAGTGCACTTCCATTTAGATATGCTGTTTTTAAATTGCTACCATTTTTTTCTGAAGTCATTATAAAAGCTCCAGTAGAAGTATTGTTAGCATGAGTAACTGTTGAATACATATCACTTCTAACTGCTCCTGTTGTAGCTATCCAAAACAATGGTTGTTGTCCATTTACTCCTCCAATACTTCCAGATACACCTAATTGTATTATGTTATTAGTATTAGCAGTTCTATTAACAACACCTATTGATAAGTACTTAGTATTAGGATCTATTCCTGTTGCTAATGTATATCGGTCAGTAGTCCAAGTTGTTGTTATTTTACCTGTAATAGCATCAGTTATTTTAAAACCATTAGCAATTATCTGAGCTTGATTTCCAGCTGTTCCTTGTGTTGAATTATTAGTATTACCAGATTGATCATACCAAGTTGCAACAAATGCATTAGCAGCAATAACTGTTGTTGTTTTAAAGTAAGGAATAACAGAACTGCCTCCACTAATTTGTGCTCCCCAAATATAGCAACCAAATCCTGTAGTCCCGGCATAAGTCTGAGTAGTTCCATTAGTCAACCTAACTTGAAACCCAGTAGGGGTTGATGTAAGAGCTGATGTTACAAATAACTCAAATTTATACCAACCACTTCCAACAGATGTAAGTGTTGGAGTATTACTAAATGTATTAGATACTACAGCTCCAGTTGTTATATTAACTCTTGCTACTTGAGAAGATCCTCCAATCCCACTTACAATATCAATTATATTTCTTTGGTCAGGTTTTAAATAGATAGATAGAAAATAACTAGATGAATTGTTGATAGTTCCAGATGCTTGTGTAATTGTATGTGCAGCATTAGTTGTATTCTCATCTAATCTATCAGCTGTACCTCCTCCAACAGGAGCAGAAATGGCACCAGTAGTAACTACAGTATTTGCTTTTGTCCAAGAAGTATTGAAATTTTCTGATTGAAGTAATAAATTGTTACCAAAAAATGACTCAATACCAGCGATGTCTAGATCACCATTTATATCAAATCCAAAATCTTGTTCTGTATTATCAACAGCTCTTCTTACTCTTACAGAATTCCCTGAATAAGCAGTCCTCAGTTTACGCAATGAATAAGCTAAAGCAGCATTAGGATATAAATCCAAAAGTAAAGATGCTGTTTGTATTAAACTTCTATAGTATAAACTCATATTAAACTCCTTTAACTATCCAATATTCAGCAATATTTGAACTGGTCCACTCAACATAGATAATATTCAATGTTGAAGGTGTATAAGTTCCTGTACCTAACTTAATCCAAGTACCTGGTACCGTTGGTGCAACTGAATCATTGTGATAAACTTTTTGAACTACACCAATTATTGCACTAGTATAATCACCTGTTAGGTTGCCTGTTCCAGCAGATGACCTTGTATTGTATACTTCAGCTGTTCTAAATGATATATCTATTCCTGAAGTTGCTGATGATTTATTAGCTTTGCCATTGAATGTGGACCAATCAGTTGATGTTAAAAAACCTTTATTACTTGATGAAGCCGCTTGACCATTTGTATAGTCTATAGATATATTACCACTTGTAGAATTAAAATCAGAAGCTGTAAATGAAGCAGCTCCTTTGGTTGTTCCATCAGCTACTGCATCTGCAATAGTTAAAGTTCTATCTACAGATAAATCTCCTCCTCCTGATAAAGGACTTGTAGTGCTTATTGTTCTAGTTGTTGGAACCCCACCTAAACCGCTTAATGTTTGGTCACCAGTATTTGTTCCGCTTGTGTTACCTATTACAGTTAATTGTGCATCTGTAACGTATCTTTTATTTAAACTGTCCGTAATATCTGCTGTTGTTGCATCTGCACCTGCTGTTACAAGTCCTTTTGAATCGTAAGTAATTTTTGTTTTTGTTGCTCCAGTAATTGCTGAATTTTCTAACATTACATTTTGCACCGCATTACCGTCATTTTTCCATTTAGGATTTCCGCTGTTATCCGCATAAATTACAGATTCAGAACCTCCAGCTGTTGCTGCACTTGATTGATGTTTTAAATTCAAGTGACCATTTCCTGCAGTTCCTTTGATTTTAATTCCTTCTGCATTTAAATCGTT